AGCATATCCTACTACTATAAATAGTTTCGAAATGAATAATGAACTAGATGGTTTATTAGAAGTGAACGTTCAATTATCATACAAAAACTTTAGAATAGTTGAAGGTAATTTGAAAGATAGAATTATCGATAAAGCAATTGATGTTGTCGGTGAAAAAGTGAAAGATAAACTCAAAGATAAAATGCTTGGTGGGTTTACAAGTACACTTATAGATAGATTATAATATAGGAGAATATTATGAGTGGAGCATTACCAAAATTAAATGCAACCCCAACTCACGAGTTGACAATTCCGTCATCGGGGCAAAAAGTGAGTTATCGTCCTTACTTAGTGAAAGAAGAAAAAATACTTCTTCTTGCATTTGAGTCTCAAGATGAAAAACAGGCGATGCAGGCAATGGTAGATACAATTATTGCATGTGTTAACGAAAAACTAAATCCTAAAACATTTACTTCATTTGATGTAGAATATATGTTTACACAAATACGTAGTAAATCTGTAGGTGAAACAACTAAAATTAATGTTGCATGTTCTGAGTGTGGAACAAATAATGAGCAAACAATTAATTTAGCAGAACTTAAAGTTGAAGTTCCAGAGATAAACAATGTTATTGAATTAACAGATAATATCTCTGTAGAATTAAAGTATCCATCTTTTGAGGCATTTATCAAAAACTATGGTAAAGACCAAACTGAAACTGAGTTTAGTTATATGGTAATTAATAATTGTATTGATGCAGTAATTAATGGAGAAACTAGAATTAGTGCAGATGAAGTCTCAGTAAAAGAGTTAAGTGAATTTATTGAGTCAATGAGTTCTCAACAATTTCAATCTATTGCAGACTATGTACAAAATATGCCACAATTAGAAGATACTGTTAACTTTACTTGTTCTAACTGTGGGCATGAAAACAACAGAAAACTTAAAGGTATTTCTGATTTTTTCTCCTAAACCTTTCGCATGATAGTCTGACAAATTATTATCAGACTAATTTTGCAATGATGCAACATCATAAGTACAGTTTGACAGAACTAGAAAATATGATACCATGGGAAAGGGAAATTTACATTACATTATTATTAGACTGGATAAAAAAAGAAGAAGAAAGACAGAAAAAAGAAGAGTCAAAGTATAAATAGAAGTATGGCAGATTTAACTGACGAAATTCAAGAATTGAGAGTACAAAACTCAAAATTTATTACCGACTTAGCAAAACAAGACGAAATTGCGGGTGCAACACTTACGGCGCAACTTGATACTGCATTGGCAGTTGACCAATTAACTGAAACTTTCAAGCAATTTTTTAAAGCAGAAAGACGAGATAAAGAAAGTGATAAGTTAGAAGCATCTAGAGAACAACAAGGTCAAGTCACGAAAGAAGGCGCAATGGGTGCCGCAACTGGTAGTGATATAGAACCACTAGATTTTGGTGGTAATTATTTTGCCATGATTGCTGGTGCAATTGCTGGTCTGGCAACAGGTTTAGTTGGTGCTATAGCAGGTCAAATTGCATTAGTTACAGGAGCAATTGGTAAATTATTTAGACTTGACAAAGCACTTGCTGGAATACGAAACTTATCAAAAGCATTTGTTGGAAAATTTAATCGATTGAATCCAGAAGTAGGTAAATTTTTTAGAGCAATTAGTAACACTTTTGCTAATATAACAAAACAATTTAAAGCAGGTTTTAATAGTTTAAAAGTTGCAAGAAATTCTGTCGGACAGTTTACGAAGTTAGGATTTTTTGGTAGAATGGGTAGTTTTTTTAACACACTCCTTAAACCTTTTAGATTTATAATAAAAGCATTTGCTGATTTAAATAAAACTATACGAAGTGTTTTTGGTATTGTTAGTAAAGTTGCAAAAGGTGGTGGTGTTTTATCAAAATTCTTTGGTACTATTGGTAGTTTTTTTCGTGGTTTTGCATTAATTGGTAGTAAGTTATTAATACCATTACAAGTAGTTATTGGTCTTTTTAGTGGTATCACACAGGCAATTAAAGATTTTACAAACACAGAAGGAACTATTGGAGATAAATTAATTGCAGGATTAGGTGGATTTGTAAAAGGTGCCTTTAATGCATTAATTAGTATGCCATTAGATTTATTGAAAAAAGGTGTATCTTTCATAGCAGGTAAACTTGGGTTTGAAAATTTTGCAGAACTGTTAGATAGTTTTTCTTTTGCTGGTTTGTTTAGTACTATATTTGATGGCATCACAGGTTTTGTAACAGGTATAAAAGATATCATAGTAGGTATATTTACATTTGATGGAGAGACAATTAAAAAAGGTCTAGGTGGTATTGGAAAAATTATTGCAGGTGTAGGTAAATTTTTTCTGGCAGTTATAGCGGGTGGTTTAGCGGCCTTAGGTGCAATATTACCAGGTGGCGAATCACCAGGCGAAGCATTTACTAGAAAATATAAAGAAGTCATGGCAGGTGGAAGTGGTAACGTTACAAGAGCAGATAGAGGAAGTGGTACAGGTGGTGCAGACTTAGACGAAACTGATTTAAACAAAGTAACACCAGAAGAAAGACAAAAATCTATTCAGGCCGCGGCAAGTAGAAAAGCATCTAGAGGTGGTGGCACAACAGTAATAGATGCATCGACAAATACTAATACATCTACAAGTGGTGACACACTAGCAATGAGTGGCCCACCAGAACCAGCAGTAAATCCTAGAAAAAAAAGTAGGGGATAAAAAAAGGGCGATACTGAGAGGTAATTAGTATCGCCCTTAAAAACTTGTTTTTATATTAACAAGTTTTACGATTCGTCATTTGCCAGTTTAGCAAAATAACTCAAAGTTTCATCATCTGATTCAGTAGCATTAACTTCTGGTGCTGGCGCACTTGCAGATACGACAGGTGTTTCCATCGAAGATGGTTCAACTGCTTCTGCGGTCTTAGTTAAGTCCTCACTTTTTTGAGTCATACCTTCACCAACTGCTTCACCCAGAACTACAGATAATCTCTGTTTTAGTTCATCATATGTTTTATAGTTGGTAGGTTCAACGAACTCAGCAACATCAAACATAGCATTATATGTTGCTTCTAGTTTTGTTTCGTCTGCATCGTATAATGATGTAGTAGGTTTGAATGAAGATTTATCGTAGTTTCTGTAACCAGCAACATTAGTAATCTTTAGTTCAAAGTCTGCACCATTCCAAAAGTCAAACGGATTGACAGGTTCTTCACCAGGGAATTGAGGTTGCATCACGTCCATAATCTTGTCCATGATTTTTTTACCAAAGTCATATAAAAAGACTTTACCTTCATTGGCACGGTTTGCAGGGTCTGAGACAACAAGAATGTTTACTACATGGTGTAGTCTACGTTTTTGATTTCTTGCAGTTTCTTTATCTGCATCTATACCAGAATTCCATAATCTAGAATTCAATTCACCCAATGGGTCTTTTTGACCAATAGATGTAAGAGACTTCTCTACATACCATTGACCTGTAGGGCCCTTGAAGAAGTGGTCAAAGTATCTTACCCATGGTAATTCTTGACCTTCACCTGCTGGTAAGAATCTAATAACGGCATACCCATTACCTGATTCATCGACAGTTGGTTTCCAGAATCTTTCGTCTTCATACGATTTCTTCTGAGTTGTGGCACCCGATGCTTCTTGCACCGCTGAAACGAGTTTTGAGACATCTGTTCTATTGGTCTTTAAGTTTGCGAATGACATGTATTTCTCCTTTGTATTCGTTGTATTATTTTTGTCCACTTACACATAATATAAAATTGCTGTCATTATACTTGTTTGCACAAATAAAGTCAAGCATTATTTAACATTGTTTAAAACAATGTATTCCCTTTAGGTAACATATGCAAATCCATACCTTCTGCTTCAACTTGGTCTTTGATTGCTGGAGATATATATTTTTTTATGTCTTCTAATTCTATGTTGTTCTTTTCACATATATGGACAATAGCATCAATGTATCCATGTCCATCATTCTTAACAGATTCAAGAATCATTTCAGTAAACTTTTTCTTTGTCAGAAAATTATTATTTACTGCTTCTTCTTTCTCTTGCTTTTTTGTTGTTTCTTTCTCTTGTTTCGTCATTTTGTTCCTTTAAGATTACGTCACATATCCACCTTTTCAAACCATAGGGTGTGACAGGTGCATTGTTCTCGATTATCTTTATGTGTTTCCAAGTTATGATAAGACTTGTATAATTATTATACTTATCGTCTGTAAATGCCCATTTAAAAGTATGGGGATTTTCTTCGTATCTATTATTTTCTGGATTGTCAACGTCTTTGCCATAGTAGTCGTAGTATACCCAACTGCCATTTATTATTTCACCAGCATTATAACTACCATGTTCCCATTCAAATGGTTTCGGGTTTTGTTTATATACTTTTCTTTTTTTCACAAATAGTTCTCTATTCATATTTATATACCTCTCGTCTAAAATGCTATTATAACATATTTAAACGAAAAAGTCAACCAGTGAATTTTTTACATTCTTGTCTGCGAGACGTTTATCGAAGATATTTTTCAGTTGTTGTTTCCAATTTTGTAGACTATGTTTTTCTTTAGTTTTTTCTGAAATGTCTAGTCTAGTTGTATGTGGTAATTTACTTAACTCTTTTACTGTTGCAACGAAGTCTGCTTTACTACAACTCTTCGGTAGTTTACGATAGTGAGTTTTATGTACTGCTATTGATTCACTTGCATGTTTATTAGATTTATCTGTAATTAATATTGCAGGTAATCCATGACCCAATGCCTCTTGAGCAGTAATACCATATGATTCTTCTGGACATGTTGAACAGAATACTTTACATTTTGCTATTGTTTCAAGAACAACATTATGGTCTAAGTCAAACAAAGTTGTCTGTGGTTCTTGCCAATGTCTATTCTTATCTAAATATTCTGCATTACTTTTATATGCAATATCATTTGTTAACACTAAACTGTCTAGTTCGTTAACAGATTGTTTGTGAACGTAGAATGGATTCTTGCTTTCATATGCAGACCCAATCGTGCCAACGTCATAAGGTTTTTTAGCATAAACTACTTCATCACCTTTTAAATAAGACGGGTGAATGTGACCATGTATTTCATCGAAGTCTGACCCAGTAGTTCTAATTGATTGCTCTCTAAACCATTCTTCTTGATATTCACTTACCATATAAACATGAGCATTTAACGATTGCAATTGTTTTAAATAGTTGCATTTGTTTTCAAGTGCAATAGTTCTAATCAGTGGTTCATGCCAGATTGCAACGATTGGTATGCCTAGTTTCGAAAGATAATTACCCATACCCAATTGATTTAACATAAGCATATCTGGTTCGTGTCGACCAATTGCTGATTCAATTATCTGTCTTATCTTGTTTGCTTTCTTATCTTCTTCTGTCACACGAACAGGTAAGACATCAAAATTATCTGCGACATCTTTAATAAACTTTTCTATGCCACCAACCATCTTGGTTGAATTGACATCAAAACCTTTATGTGCTGAGTAGGGTAAAACTATTTTCACTTACTGAATCTCGGGTCTTGAAAGTTTCTATCGAGAATCATATTGTAATTATTCACACCTGTAGATAGATGTATGTTGTCTTTGAATTTAAGTTTGTTTTTCTTAAATGGATTATAGTTTACATGGTGATGCCATCTTCCGTATCGCCAGACGACCGTGGCAACGTCTGGGTGCATGTCTGCCAGCATCTGAGACTTATTAATAGTACCATCAGTATTGTAACCTTCTTTCATTGCATCTGTATTTTCTGCATGATAGAATTCTGCAGTATTACCACCACTAACTGTTTGAGTTGCCATCTTACCCTGCATGAATGCATTGAACTGCAAACAAACATCGCCATCTTTCATAACTCTTAAACAAATATCTGTATCTTCGTTGTATCTACCACGCCATCTGTGTTTACAATCGTTACGTATTAACAAACAAGAATAGATTCTAGTATTTGCAACATATGGTGGATACTTTTGATTTGGTGCGATAAAGAATCGATACTGAGGACCAGCAATATAAACATTATCGTATCTGTCAACGAAATCTTCCATGACACGAAAACCTGTAGAACTTTCGAATCGTATTCTTTCATTGTTATGTAATCTGTAGAAGTCTGCTAGATTATCATCTAGTACCCAATGACTTGTTGCACCAATACTAATTGAGTGGTCCCATGCCCAGTTTCTTGCACGACCTGGTCCATCACCATGATTTGAAAATGGTGCTTCTAATAATGTCACATATTCACGAATATCAAACGTGTCAAGTGCTTTGTCATAGTCTTGCATGTCTTGTGGTTCGACTACGATATAATGTGGTATCTTCATACGTGATAAAGACCTAGATGTAATCATTGAATCTGCACGACCTTTCGAGACAATATACATTGGGTGTCTGAGTGGAAAAGTAAACCCGTCATCTACCCATCGAAGAAATCTATTCTTTGTAATATCTAACTTAGGGTGCCAGATAGCATTTGTTTTTTCTGTAAGTTCTTGACCAATACGTTTAGCAAAGTCTTGATAATGTTTTTCTGTACGAAAATGCATATGTATTGTACGAAACGATGGGTTATCTTCTTGCACATATTCTGGCATGTCAACCCAATGTTCTTTCCATTTTGCATTTACATCTGTCACACCTTCATTGACTTCAATATCTAATGCAGACTCACTCTTGTTTTTAGAACGAGGAAGTAATAAGTTTTTATCAATCTTAATACCAGTAGGTTCTTCTTCTTCACCAAATAGTGAAGTCTCAGGGTCTGCTTGTGGATAAAATGCAACTTTAGTTTTGTAGTCTATACATTGACCAATCAAAGAGCAGTATTCTACCATGTCATCGACATTACGAAAATGCACATACAAAACTTTATGCACACCTGCTTTTTCTTCTCTTGTTAAAACTTTATCGGGGAGGGCAGTAGTCAGTTCTTCGCCGACATACTTATCTAATGTTGCTTTGTAGTCATCTTGAATTCTATTATCTGTATCTAGATAATTATCATACGATGCACTTTCTTTTACTTCTTCCATGTATTCTCACGTATTATTTGTATTCGTTGTATTATATCAGGAGAATCAAGTAAAGTCAA